TATATTTGCAGACTCTGGTTCAACAAGAACTTTAACGCTGGGAGGTACAAACACAAACTTAGTTTTAGAAAGCCCAAGTATTAGCGGTACAATGACTTTAGGCTCTACAACAATAAATAACAAGCTTACGTTCACAACAGCAAACGGTTACATATTATTTGATTACGAACCTTCTGGTGATACAGGTGAATATTCAAGCGAAGTTCCTTTATTAAAAATTGATACTAACGGCACAGAAAAAACAATATTAAGTAGAATTAGTGAAAACGGCGCAATACAACTTGGTCACGATGACACTGTTCTTATAACAGCTGGTGATGTTGGAGATGTTATGAAAACTAATTGGGGAGCAACTAACGAGCAGGTTGTTTTGGCTGCAGAAGGTGGTTTTTATGCTTATGGTTTTCCTAACAACGATACAGCTTGGTCAAATAGAAATGAGTTTAGATTTAGATCAGACAGCAGTACAGCTAGTGATAATGGTTTATATATAGGTGATGGTAGTAATACACAGTTTATAGATTTAAGTAGAAACCTAAAAAATATAGGTACAATAGCTTCTGGTGTTATAACCGCTACTGAATTAACTACAGCTAGTCAAGGCGATATATCTACTGGAACATCTTATCAACAAGGAACCGTAAGTGCTGCTCAGCCGTTAATAAAATCTAGTTTATTAGCTCACTCACCAGAAGACAATAACGCTGTTATACACCCTTATTTATTTAATGATCTTGCTAACTTTGTGGCTAGAGGCGGTACTGTTACTTACGGAGGTTTAAGTGCTAATCCAACAAGTGATGAAACTGCTAGAATGTTTAGCCCAAGTGCTCTTACAGCTAATGCTAGTCAAGCGGAAATAACAGGTTCTACATGGACTATAGAATTAACAGATTTTCCTAGATCTCTTAACTACGGTACTAGGTTTGGTATTAGTTTTGGAGCTGCAAGCTTTGCGCCTTCTTCAATGAAGATTGAGTATTCTACCGACAACGGAACAAGTTATACAACAGCGTTAGATAGTAGTGTTTCATCTACATTTTATCACACTTACATAGCAAATGGAGCTACAGCAATAAATGCTGTTAAATTTACTTTAGGTAAACGTAGTGGTAATAACGGTCCTAGAGTTATGAATATATACGCTTACAACTACGACAGTAGAGGTATGGCTGAGTATTTTGTAGACAAAGGAGGTGATACTTTATATGGTAATCTTTCTGTTGGTTCTAACTCACTAACAGCTGGTAGTCTAGACATTAATGGTAATGCAGATATATCTGGAACAATAACAAACGCAACTTGGAATGGTGATGTTATTGCGTCTGCTTATCTTGATTCTGATACGGCACATTTATCTGGATCTCAAACATTTACTGGGGCTAAAGTATTTCAAGGAAACGTAACACTTGACGATGGTAATGGTGATACACCTACTTTAAGGTTTATAAACGGATCTGATCATATTTATCAATTTTATAATGATAGTAGTGGTGATCTAAAACTTACAAGAACTAACAATGGCGGTGTTGATTATAATTTTAACGCACACGCTACAGACTATACTCAATCAACACTACAAATTGGTGGTACTTCAACGTTTGGTACAGATGTAGTAGTAGCTGGCACTATAACTCTTCCTAGTTCAAACACTTTAACAGGCTCTAGTGGTAAAGTTGCTTTTAGCGGTAGAGTATCAGGTTCAACACCAACAGGTACAACTGATTTTACTACAAAAGCATATGTTGATCAGCAAGTATCAAACTTAGTAGACTCAGCTCCTGACACGCTAAACACATTAAACGAGCTAGCAGCAGCATTAGGTGATGACGTTAACTTTAGCACAACTGTTACAAACAGTATAGCTGGAAAAGTAGCTAAGTCAGGTGATACTATGACTGGTAACCTGTCTGTTGAAAAAAGTAGCGCAATGGTAAGGGTAAGTGAAAGTGGTGGTGGTGATGTAAGAATGGTTGCTGGCGGATCAACTGGTTATATTGGGACTTATAATAATAATTCACTACAAATACTGCAAAACAATGGTGCTGCAATAACAATAGATACTAGTAGAAACGCAACTTTTGCAGGCGCTCTTACTGTAGGTGCGGACGACACTGGCCATGACGTAACGTTTTATGGCGCTACATCTGGCAAACATATGCATTGGGACGAAGATAGTAATGGTGGTAGATTAAACTTAAATGGTGGTGCTGATCTTTATATAAATCAAGGTCACATGCACATGAGCCAAGGTTCTTTTTACTTTAAAAACGCTACTGACGGAACACAAAGACATGGTTTTGTTGCTGATGAAGAATATGCTTTTGAAGGTGTAAATCTAAGAATACAAGCTACACAAAAATTTTATTTTGACGGTGGTAGTGATACTTATATAACGGAAAACGCTGCTAACAATTTGCAGTTTGTAGTTGGAGGTAATCAAAAACTTGTTTTAGGTAACTCTGGCACTATACACAATCAACACTTTAGTCTTCCCGACACTTTTCAGTTACAGCTTGGTACTGGTGCTGACGCGCAGTTTCAACACACGGGTGGTGGTTTGTTTATGGATAATAGTACTGGTAATTACACTTTCCGACAGAAAGCTAACAATGCTGATATAGTTTTTCAAGGCACCGACGATAGCACGTTATTTACAGCTTTAACACTTGATATGTCAGAAGGTGGTAATGCAACTTTTGCAGGGACTGTAACTGCTAATGGTACTACGTTAACTGGCGACCAAACCGCTGCAGAAATATTAACAGCTATTAAAACAGTTGATGGTCCAGGCACTGGTTTAGATTCTGATACTGTAGATGGTTATCAAGCGGCTAATTTATTAGATAGATCAAATCACACAGGTACACAAGCTTACAGCACCTTAACAGGTACACCTACAATACCTAGTGGTAATCAAATTATTGATTGGACATCTGAAAATGCAGGAACAATACATCCTAGTAATTTTTCTGATAATGACACAAATACTTTTAGAACTATAGAAGTAGATACAAGTGGTAATGACTCTGCTGATAACACTTTAACAGCAAATGAAACATTAAGGTTTAAAAAAGGTTCTAACATAACTCTAGCAGAGTCTGGTGGTGTTATTACAATATCTTCAACTGACACTAACACAGAATATAGTGTTGGAGATGGTGGTTTAACACAAAAGAACTTTACAACTACCTTAAAAAATAAATTAGATGGTGTAGCATCTGGCGCAACGGCAAACTCTACCGATGCAACGTTGTTAGGTAGAGCAAACCATACGGGTACACAAGCTGCTAGTACAATATCAGATTTTGATACTGAAGTTTCAAATAATAATACTGTAGTAAGTAATCAAGAACTAGCTAGTGGTGCTTTACCAAAAGCTGGTGGTACAATGACAGGCGCTTTAACTCTATCAGGCGCTCCAACCTCAAACTTACACGCTGCAACAAAAGCTTATGTGGATGCTAATGCTGGTGGCGGTAGTAGTTTTACAGATATAAACGTTGCTGGTAACATAATACACACGGGTGATACTGACACTAAAATAACTTTTGGAACAAACACTATAACTATAGGTACAGCTGGTAACGCTCAGTTAGGATTACAAAGTGATGATGTTACTATTAAAGATAATTTATTATTTACTAGTGCGGCTGGACAACTACAGTTTACAGGTACTAACGGTGGTGGTAACGAAGGTATAACATATAAAGATTCTGGTGGTAGTAATAAGTATGCTATGTTGTTTCCGGGTTCTAATGTAGTTGCTATTACCAATAGAGCTGCTAGTGGTAAAGTTCAAGTAAGAGCAAATAGCTCTACAGCTGGAGCTAGTGGTGAAGCTACAGTAGCGGTGTTTGAACATGATAAAATTCGCTTTAACAAACCAATACATTTAACAGCTACTTCAACACCTAGTGATCCAGATGCTGGTACAGCTGTAATATATTTAGATGGTAATGGTGATGTAAAAGTAAAAATAAGCGGTGAAGAAGGTACTGTAACTAGAACTTTAGCATCTTTTGAAGGAGAATAACAAGTGTAATTACTCGTTATTATGTGTGATATTATAAATAGAAATTAACTAAAATAAAATAAAATGGCAAAAAAAGAAGAGGTAGTGGACCTTAAACCACAAAAACTAACTGAAGAAGAATTAAAAAGCTTGCAAGAACTTGTAGCTCAAATAGAGATGCATCAAAGAGAAATTGGTGCTTTAGAGCAAAGAAAACATAACTCTTTACACGCTCTTGTTACTCTTCAAAATCAAGTTACTGAAATGCAAGGAGAACTTGAAAAAGCTTACGGTAAAGCAGATGTTGACGTAAGAGATGGTTCATTAAAATATCATGAAGATAATGGACAAGCTGATTCGTAAAATTAGCGTAGGCAAAGACTATAAAAACGATGCAATGCATTATGCGGTTGGTCAAGAAGTTTATGGTGGACACACGATATGCGATATAATAGAAGAAGTAGATAAATATTCTATTTATATTAAAAAAAACAACGAGGTTATACCTTGGAAAGATTTTAATAAAAATATGGCTGTGTCTGTAGAATACAATTTGCAGTATTGAAAAAAGAAATGCTTAGGCAAATGAAAAGTATCTATAATTTTATTGTAGAACCTATTGGGAATAGATATAACAACGTAAAAAAATTAGGTGAAAAAGAATTAGTTTTAAACACAGATATATTCAATCACAAATTTATAAATAGAAAAGCACGTGTTGTATCTAGTCCTATATTAGAAAATAATACAGGTATAAAAAAAGGCGATGAAATTATAATACACCATAATGTATTTAGAAGATGGCACGATGTGCAGGGTAATGAAAGAAATAGCTCTAATTTTATTAGTGAAAACTTATACTCTGTATATCATGACCAAATATATGCTGTAAAAAAAAATAATACCTGGAAACCTTTGAAAGGTTATATATTTTTACAACCATTAAAACAAGACGATAAGTTTTCAAATGAAAAAGAAAAATTTATTGGTAAAGTTGTTTACGGTAATAATGAGTATAAAAAAGGTGATATACTTGGTTTTGCTCAAAAAGGAGCTAGGTATGAGTTTGTTATAGATGGACAAAGACTTTATAAAGTCAACTTAAATTTAATTACAATAAAATATGAATGTCAAGGAAACGAAGAAACGTATAATCCAAGCTGGGCATAGAGCTGTTGAAGAGTTAATAAAAGTAGCTAAAGAAGACATTGTTGACTCTGGAGATGATATATCAGCTGATAGACTTAAAAATGCCGCGGCTACTAAAAAACTAGCTATATTTGACGCATTTGAGATACTTAACAGAATACAGGAAGAAGAAAACATACTTGAGGGGAAAAATACCGAAGAAAAAAAAGAAAGAGTATTTAAAGGCTTTGCAGAAGGAAGATCAAAATGAGTTACGAACAAACACTGTACAAAATAGTACAACCTGTTAAAAGCAATACTTTAACAAGGTTTAACAGGAATAAAAAATGGGAATATGGATATAATAAAGAGCATGATATTATCGTTATATCAAAAAATGGTACTATTGGCGAAATATATGAAATACAAGGGTTGCAAATTGCTTTACCAATGCAACCAAAAAATGTGTACTTGCATGAAGAAGATAAATGGCAGCAAATAACCTACCCAAAAGAATTATCAAAACTTAAAAATATATTTGACTGGAGATCATATCCTGAAGAGTCTAAAGATAAATGGTATGATTATATAGACGAAGAGTTTAGAAGAAGAGAAGAAGGTTTTTGGTTTAGCAACAATAAAAAACCAACATACATAACAGGAACGCACTACATGTATTTACAATGGAGTAAAATTGATGTAGGCGCACCAGATTTTAGAGAAGCAAACAGATTATTTTATATATTTTGGGAGGCTTGTAAAGCTGATAAAAGATGCTATGGTATGTGTTATCTTAAAAACAGACGTTCTGGTTTTTCTTTTATGTCTTCATCTGAAACAGTTAACCAAGCTACAATATCTAGTGATGCAAGGTTTGGTGTATTATCAAAAACTGGAGCTGATGCTAAGAAAATGTTTACAGATAAAATTGTACCAATATCGGTTAATTATCCGTTCTTTTTTAAACCGATACAAGATGGTATGGATAGACCTAAGTCTGAGCTTGCTTACCGTGTACCTGCGAGTAAGTTTACTCGTAAAAAAATTACTGCTAACGAAAAGCAGGAAGACTTGGTTGGACTTGATACTACTATTGATTGGAAAAATACAGGTGACAACAGTTATGATGGAGAAAAGCTTCAGCTGCTAGTACACGATGAAAGCGGTAAATGGGAAAGACCTGATAATATATTAAATAACTGGCGTGTTACAAAAACATGTTTACGATTAGGTAGTAGAATTATAGGTAAGTGTATGATGGGTTCAACATCTAACGCGTTAGATAAAGGAGGTGATAACTTTAAAAAACTATACAATGCATCAGACGTTACTCAAAGAAATAGGAATGGACAAACAAAGTCTGGCTTGTATTCTCTCTTTATCCCAATGGAATGGAACTACGAAGGCTTTATTGACGAATACGGACGTCCTGTTTTTGATACGCCTAGTGATGATGTCTTCGCCCCAGACGGAGAGTTAATAGATATAGGAGTAATAGATCATTGGCAAAACGAAGCTGATGGTTTAAAAAACGATCAAGATGCGTTAAACGAGTTTTACAGGCAGTTTCCAAGAACTACAGAACACGCGTTTAGAGATGAAGCTCAAAATAGTATATTTAATCTTATTAAAATATACGAGCAAATAGATTATAACGAAGAATTAGGTAGAAATTTAGGTGTTAGTCGAGGAAGTTTTCAATGGCTAAACGGTATTAAAGACTCAAGAGTTATTTTTTACCCTGATGCAAACGGTAGGTTTAAAATAACTTGGGTACCACCTACACACCTACAAAATAATATAATAATAAAAAATGGCATTAAATATCCGGGCAACGATCATATGGGTGCTTTTGGTTGCGATAGCTACGATATTAGTGGCACGGTAGACGGTAAAGGTTCAAAAGGTGCTTTACATGGTTTAACTAAGTTTAGCATGGAAGACTGTCCGCCTAGTCAATTTTTTTTAGAATACGTAGCTAGACCACAAACAGCTGAAATATTTTTTGAAGATGTATTAATGGCTTTAATTTTTTACGGCATGCCTATGCTTGCTGAAAATAACAAACCTAGGCTATTATATCATTTAAGGCGTAGAGGTTATAGAGGTTTTAGTATGAACAGACCTGATAAAGTTTGGAACAAACTGTCTACAACAGAAAAAGAAATAGGTGGTATACCAAACACTAGCGAAGATATAAAGCAAGCACACGCCGCTGCTATTGAAATGTATATACAAGAAAAAGTTGGACAAACTAAAAACGGCTTTGGTAATATGTATTTTAATTCTACGTTAAATGATTGGAGTAGATTTGATATAAATAAAAGAACAAAATACGATGCGACTATTAGTTCTGGTTTAGCTATAATGGCTTGTAATAGGCATTTATATAAACCAAACCCACTAATGAAAAAAGCACCGGTAAATATAAAAATTGCTAAGTATAGCAATAAAGGAACAAATTCAAAAATAATTAAACAATAACATGGCAGATTCTCTATATAAAGAATTTCCTTCTCAAGTTGTTAGTGACTTAGAAAAAGTTTCTGACAAGTACGGGTTAAAAGTGGCTAGAGCTATTGAGCTAGAGTGGTTTGATGGTCCTGCTTCTAACCGATATTCTCAAACGCAGAGAAAGTTTCATAATCTTAGATTATACGCGAGAGGTGAACAATCAATACAAAAATACAAAGACGAGTTGTCTATAAATGGTGATTTGTCTTATCTTAATTTAGACTGGACGCCAGTACCTATTATACCTAAGTTTGTTGATATAGTTGTCAACGGTATGGCAAATAGAAGTTTTGATATAAAAGCATATTCTCAAGACCAGTATGGTATGGCGAAGAGAACAGAGTACATGGAAGACTTGTTAAAAGACATGCGTACAAAAGATTTTAACAATCAAGCTAAACAGCAGTTTAATATGGATTTATCTAAAACAGATCCTGAGCAGCTACCAGAAACATTAGAAGAGCTAAGGCTTCATATGCAATTAACTTACAAACAAGAAGTTGAAATGGCAAATGAACAAGCTATAAATGTTTTGCTAGAAGGTAGTAAGTATGATTTAGTACGAAGAAGATGTTTAGAAGATTTAACTGTACTAGGTATTGGTTGTGTAAAAACAACTTTTGATTGGTCTGAAGGAGCTAGAGTACAATATGTTGATCCGGCAAATATAGTTTATTCACATAGTGACTCTCCTTATTTTGAAGACATATATTATATAGGTGAAGTTAAATACATACCTATAAATGAGCTTGTAAAAGAGTTTCCTCAATTAACAGAAGCTGATCTTGAAAGTATAGATAAAAGATATACTAGAATGACAGATAATAGGATGCAAAGCTATAATAGAGATAGAAATAAAATATCTGTGTTGTATTTTAATTATAAAACATATATGAACGATGTTTATAAGATTAAAACAACTAGTACTGGCGGAGAAAAAGCTATAAAAAAAGATGATACGTTTAATCCTCCAGCAGAAAAACAAGTTGATTTTGTAAGAACACAAAAAGCTTGTGAGGTTTTATTTGAAGGTGCTAAAATATTAGGCACAGACATTATGTTAAAGTGGCAAAAAGCAGACAACATGATGAGAGACAAGAGTGATTTTAATAAAGTAAAAATGAATTACTCTTTAGTTGCGCCTAAAATGTATAGAGGTAAAATAGAGTCAGTTGTTAGTAGAATAACTGGTTTTGCTGATATGATACAGCTAACTCATTTAAAAATACAACAAGTGCTATCACGTATGGTGCCAGATGGTGTTTATTTAGATATTGATGGTCTAGCAGAAGTTGATCTTGGTAACGGAACAAATTATAATCCGCAAGAAGCTTTAAACATGTTTTTTCAAACTGGTAGTGTTATTGGTAGATCGTTTACTCAAGATGGTGATGGTAATCCTGGTAAAATACCAATACAAGAAATATCAAATGGTCAAGGTGCTGGTGGTAAATTACAATCATTAATAGGTAATTACAATTACTACTTACAAATGATTAGAGATGTAACTGGTTTAAATGAGGCTAGAGATGCTTCTACGCCTGATTCAAGATCATTAGTAGGTATACAAAAAATAGCAGCTGCTAACTCTAACGTAGCAACACGACATATATTAGATGCTAGTTTATTTTTAACAGTAGAAGCTGCAGAACAGTTATCATTAAGAATATCTGACATTATAGAATACTCACCAACCAAAGAGGCTTTTATACAAGCTATAGGTGCTCACAACGTAGCTACGCTAAAAGAATTATCAGAGTTACACTTATATGACTTTGGTATATTTATACAGCTAATGCCAGACGAAGAAGAAAAACAAGTGTTAGAAAATAATATACAAATGGCTTTGCAAGCTAAGTTAATAGATTTAGATGACGCTATTGACTTGCGTGAAGTTAAAAATATAAAAATGGCTAACCAGTTATTAAAATTGCGTAGAAAAAAGAAAGCTGAAAAAGATCAGCAAGCAGCTGAAAGAAATATGAAAATGCAGCAACAAACAAACCAACAAGCTGCACAAGCCGCATCACAAGCTAAAATGCAAGAAGAACAGGCTAGATCAGAATCTCAGATGAACATGGCTAAAGCTCAAAATGAGTTGAAAATGCAGTATATGAGAGAAGAGGCTAGACTTAAAAAAGAATTAATGGACCATGAGTTTGAAATAAACAAACAGCTTCAAGGTATGCAAGCTGAAGCAAAGGTTCAACAAGATAGTTTGAAAGAAGATCGTAAAGATAAAAGAGAGATGCCAAAGTTTGAATCATCAGGAAACGACGTGATGGGTCAAGGTTTGGATATGGACGTTAACTAACTAATTATTTAATATTATTATATCATGGAAGAAAATAAAGAAGAAGTAGTTGAAGAAACTACACAACAACCTGTAGACGAAACTACAGAACAAGAATCACCCGTATCGATAAACGAAGATGGTGATTACAAAATAGATTTAACAAAAGTAAAACAAGAAGATGCCGTTCAAGAACCAGAAACAAATGATAGCGATGCTGTTGTCGGACAACCCGAAAACGAAGAAAGTAGCGAAGAAGTGGTTGAAGAAGTACAAAGCACCGTTTCAGATGAGGAGCAACCAGTTGAACAACCAGTTCAAGAAGAAGAAGTAACACAAGACGAATTAGCAAAGCTAAAACAGTTTATGGAAGAAACTGGTGGTAGCTTAGATGACTATGTAAGGCTTAACACAGATGTTAATGAGTTAGATGACTCAGAAGTTTTACAAGATTATTACAAAAGAACTAAACCGCATCTTAATAACGAAGAAATTAATTTTATGTTAGAGGATCAGTTTTCATACGATGAAGACGAAGCTGATGACAAAGAAATAAAAAGAAAAAAATTAGCCTTAAAAGAGCAAGTTGCTGAGGCTAAAGCCTACTTAGACGGGCAAAAGTCTAAATACTATGAAGAAATTAAAGGTAATTCTGCAAAGCTTACGAGCGAGCAAGAAGAAGCAATTGATTTCTACAATAACTACACGCAGGAAGAAGAGCAACAGGCTAAAATTGTACAGATGCAAGCTGATGTATTCTTAGATAAAACCGAAAAGGTTTTTAACAACGATTTCAAAGGTTTTGAATTTAAAGTTGGTGACAAGCAGGTAACATACAATGTTAGTAACATAGACAAAGTGAAGCAACAACAAAGTGACATAAATAACTTTATCGAAAAGTTTTTGAATAAAGACAGTGTTATGGAAGATGCTGCTGGTTATCACAAAGGTTTATTTACGGCAATGAATCCTGATGCAATTGCAAATCATTTTTATGAGCAAGGTAAAGCTGATGCTATAAAAGCATCGGTTGCTGAAGCTAAAAACATTAATACTTCTAGACAGTCGCATACAGTGACAAAAGACGGTATAACTGTTAAGGTTTTAGGAGATAGCTCTGATGATATGAAATTGCGTATTAAAACACGAAACTAATAATTAATTTAAAAACAATTTTAAAATGGCGATAACATTTCAAGGAACTGGTAAAATGACACCAGCTCCTATAAAACAAACGCTGGCAACAAACTATATTGATTTTACTTCAGCTGATGAAAAAGGCTGGGCACAACAATACTTGCCAGACTTAATTGAAAAAGAAGCTGAGATATTTGGTAATAGAACTATCTCTGGTTTCTTATCAAGAGTAGGTGCAGAAGAGTCTATGTCTGCAGATCAAGTTATTTGGTCAGAGCAAGGTAGATTACACCTAACTTATACTAACTGTACAGTTGCTAATGTATCTTCTGGTTCGCTTGATGGTGATGTAACAATCACAATGTCAGCGGCTAAAGATGTTGATGGTAACACAATAGGTAACAACCACGGCGTAAGACCTGGTGACATGCTTTTAGTTAGAAAAACTACAGTTGTTAAGAAGTTCTTCGTAAACGCAGTAGCTTCAGGTGTAATAACTGCATTTGCTTATGACACTAACGCAGCTGACATGTCAACTGGTTTAACAGGTTCTGAAGCAGCAACTATTATGGTTTTTGGTTCTGAGTATGTAAAAGGTTCTGTAGGTAGAGTTGGTGCTAACAAGCCACAATTCCAAACTAGAACTAACAAGCCAATCATATTAAAAGACAAGTATGAGATCTCTGGATCTGATGCTGCTCAAATCGGTTGGGTTGAAATTTCTGGTGAAGACGGACAAAACGGTTACTACTGGTACTTAAAAGCTTCTGGTGATACTAAAGCTCGTTTCAACGATTACTTAGAAATGGCTATGCTTGAGTCAGAAAAGTCAACTGCTAACGCAGGCTCAAACCCAATGGTACCTTCAACTATTACTGGTGCAGCTGGTAAAATTACTGGTACTGAAGGTTTATTTGCAGCTATCACTGATAGAGGTCACGTAACATCTGACTTTAACGGTGGTGTTATAACTTCTGAAGTTGATGACTTAATTGCTAAGTTAGATGAGCAAGGTGCTATTGAAGAGAATATGATGTTCTTAAATAGAGCTGTAACTCTTAACTTTGACGACTGGTTAGCTTCTTTAAACGCTTACCATGCAAATGGTACTTCTTGGGGAGTATTTAACAACTCAGAAGAAATGGCGTTAAACTTAGGCTTTACTGGTTTCAGAAGAGGTTCTTATGACTTCTACAAGTCTGACTTTAAATACCTAAACGACAAAGGTACTAGAGGTGTTATAGATAACATTACTGGTGTTATGATACCAGCTGGTGTTTCTACTGTATATGATGAGGTATTAGGTAAAAACCTAAAAAGACCTTTCTTACACGTAAGATTCAGAGCTTCTAATATGGAAAGCAGAAAGTACAAAACATGGACTACTGGTTCAGTTGGTGCTACTACTTCTGACTTAGATGCGATGGAAATGCACTTCTTATCAGAAAGATGTTTAGTAGTTCAAGGAGCAAACAACTTCTTATTAATGACTACGTAATCATTATTTATTAAGGATCGAGGCTTCGGCCTCGACCCTTTCTTTTATTAACTTATATTATATTATATTATGGCAAAAAAAATAGAAAAGGCAGAGATGCCTGTAGTTGAAACAGTTGTTGAAACTACAAAACCAAAAAGAAAAGAACCAACTAAAAATATAGTTGCTGGTTGGGAAATTAAAGATAGAGTTTACAAGCTAACAGAAAATAAATCTCCTTTAACATTTACTATAAAATCAAGAGGTCAATACTACTTTGATAAAGAAGCTGGCTATGAAAGAGAAATAAAATACTGTAAAAATCAAAAAACAGTTTTTGTTGATGAAATGCAAGGCGATCAAATACTTGGTTCTATAGTTTTTAGAAACGGAGTTTTAGCTGTACCTGCAAATGAAGTTATTTTGCAAAAGTATTTATCTTTATATTCACCATCAAAAGATGTACATTACTTTGAAATTAAACCTCAAGAAAGAGCGATAAACGAGTTAGAAGAAATAGAATTAGAAGTTGATGCTTTAGTAGCAGCAAGAACTCTTGATATAGATATGACTGAAGCAATAATGCGTGTAGAATTAGGTTCTAGCGTTGCTAAGATGTCATCTAAGGAACTTAAAAGAGATTTACTTGTGTTTGCTAAAAGAAATCCAAAACTGTTCTTAGATTTAATGAATGACGACAATATACACCTAAGAAATATAGGTATAAAAGCTACAGAGCTTGGTATATTATCATTATCGCCTGACAATAGGGTGTTTTCATGGGCTTCAAACAATAGAAAACTAATGAATGTTCCATTTGATGAGCATCCATATTCAGCTTTAGCCGCTTGGTTTAAAACTGATGAAGGTATGGAGGTTTTAACTTCAATTGAAAAACAATTAAAGTAAAACAATAATATGTAATCACCCTTATATAGGGTGGTTACATTATTTTAAAAAAATATATATGGCATTAATAATAGCTGGTCAAACGACCATAAGTATAAATACAGTTTACCAAAGAGTATTAGCTTTAGCTAACAAAGAGCAAAGAGGCTATATTACGCCACAAGAATTTAACTTACATGCTAATCAAGCTCAACTAGATATATTTGAGCAATACTTTTATGATTTAGCTGCTATGGTTAATTTAAATAAAAGAGCAGAAACGCCTCAAACAAGCCCTGGAGCTAACAACCCGTTAGAACCAGACTTTGGTGATACTGTAAATATTCTAAGAGAAAAAATATCTATATACAAAGGTACAGATGTAGCTTTAACATACAACGCTACTAATGGTAGTTTTAGCTTGCCACCTTTGTCATCATCTATATATAGAACTGGTAGAATGTACTATTCTGGTACAGGAGGTTCTAGTATTCCATTACAACTTGTTGACTATTACGATTTAGATCATATAAAAGAATTATATGATGCTAAAACTAATTCAAGGTGGCACACTAATAATCAAGAAAACTTTTACTACACAGAAAACACAGACGGTACTTTTTCTTTATATAGAGAAAGCACAGGCAAAACTCCTTTAACAACAGGTTTAAAAATAGAAGTTGTAGCTGAAGTACCTAGAGCTGTTGAGTGGGGTTATGTTGTTGTAAACGAACAAGCGTTATATAATGCTTCAACCTCAGTAGATTTTAATTTACATAGATCAGAAGAAACTAATTTAGTTATAAAAATATTAGAGCTTGCTGGTATTACAATAAACAAGCCAGGTTTAGTACAAATAGCTTCAGGTGAAGAACAACAAAACGACGCACAAACAAAATAATATAACATGTCAGTAAACTTAATAACATTAACAGAAAAACAATATTTTGAAGGACAAGATGGTAATCAATTATCTGGCGATGATAGACAGTATGGTAATTATCAGTTTTATAAAGTAAGCGACGTTATAAACGACGTGTTAGCAACTTATTGTCAAGAAGGCCAAGTATTAGAAGGTGTTAGAAAATCAGACGTAACATATCATGCTCATAGATCTTTACAAGAATTAAGCTTTGATACGTTTAGATCTGTAAAATCTATGGAAATAGAAATACCACCATCACTTATAATGGCTTTACCTATTGATTTTGTAGGTTATACTAAAGTTACTTACAAAGGTGATGACGGTATTGAAAGAACTTTAATGCCAGCGATAGTAACTAGCAACCCAACGCCTTATCAGCAAGATAATGATTACGAGTTAGAGTTTGATAGTGATGGTGCTGCTACACATGCTAGTGACTCAAACACTTGGTTTGATTATCATGGTAATACAGTTAACACTGGTGTTTTAAGTGGTAATACTGGTGTAGCTACTCCACATCAAAACGATGCTGATCAGTATGACATTTATGATTTGCAAGAAGGTCAAAGATTTGGTTCTGAGCCTAGACACATGAATGCTCATGGATCTTTTTATATAGATTACTTAAAAGGTAGATTACATTTATCTGGTAATTTAGTAGGTAAAGTTATAACATTAAAATATATAAGTGACGGTGTTGGAGCGTTACAAACAGGTGTGCATAGTAGCTCTCCTTTTAATAACGAAATACATACTGAGCAAGATTTTATTGTACATAAGTTTGCTCAAGAAGCTATGATAAAGCACGTATTGTATGGTTGTATGCAAGCTAGAATGCAGCAGCCACCAGGTATGTTAGCGTTGCTTAAAAAAGAAAAATTTGCAGAAACTAGAAAAGCAAAAATAAGATTATCAAATATAAAGATAGAAGAAATAGCTCAAATAATGAGAGGTAAATCTAAATGGATTAAACACTAATTAATGGCAGAACTAAAAAGAAATTTTGGGCAAGCGAAAATGAACAAAGACCGCGATGAAAGACTCGTGGAGCCTGGTCAGTATCGTGATGCTAACAACGTACAAATAGCAACTTCTGACGAGTCTGACGCTGGTTCAGTACAAACTGTTTTAGGAAATACAGAAGTAACACCTAATGTAGTTCTTGATGATTATTCTACTTGTGTTGGTGTACATGAATTACCTGAAAAAGATTTTATATATTATTTTGTACATAGCGGTGGACACCCTAAACTTCAAAGCTTTCAGCCATTAATATACAAAGACTGTATTATACAATATGATACAATAAACCAAACATCAACATATGTTTTTGTAGATATATATAAAGTAAAAGAAACACTTAATGAAACTCTTAATACTAATAAAGTAAGAGTTTCTTCTGGTCTTAGCAATGTTTATAATTATACAGGTATAAGAAGAGGTATGGTTATAACAGGTACCTTTACAAACA